GTAATCGTTCTGTCTGTACTCGTATTCGGAGCAGTTACAGTTAATACCCCTGTGCCTGATGCGTTGCCTTGTATTTTAACTTTACTCATTATGCTATCACCCAAGTTGAACCAGTAGGTACTGTGACTGATACCCCTGAATTAATTGTAATCGGACCAGCAGTCATAGCGTTGTTGCCACTTGTGATGCTATAGTCAGCTGATATGGTGTGAGCGTGTTCGTACAAACCTTTGTCTGTAGTGTTACCACCGCCTACTGCTGTCCAAGCTGAACCATCATAAATCTCAGCACTCGTATCTGTTGTATTAAATCTAATGTAACCAGCAGAAGGTGAGCCATCTCTTTGTGCTGTTGTACCTGCTGGCAGAGCACCTGACCCTGTGGCTGATGTCTTAGTTACTACCGCAGTAGTTGCTGCCTTAGTATCTATCTGAGTTTGAATAGCAGAGGTAACACCATCTACATAGTTAAGCTCAGTATCTGTTGCAGTTATTGCACCATCAATGCTGGGGAATGTAGTCTTTAGTACATTCTTGATTCCTCGTATATGGTCATCACCCTCAGAGACATTATCGCCTGCTGCTGGGTTAGTCGCTACGAGGTCATCTATGTACTTAGTACCTGTTAAATCCTCTAAAGCCATTCTCTACTCCTTTATGCTGAAGCAGCTGTTACTGTTACCGTTACCTGTAGTGTGTCACCAGAGATTACTGCTCTTGAAGAACTAAAGTCAACTACACCGTATAGTGTACCTGCTGTTCCTGTCGCTGCTGTGTTTAAAAATGCACCAGCAATTGTAGCTGTGCCTGTAATTGAGAAGTCCACACTTGATGCGTTAGTCATACTTCCAGAAGAAGCAGCTCCCTCAGTCCATTCTTTTCTATTGCCAGAGTAATCTATTATCTCTGCCCAACTAGAATGCGAGGCCATAGTGTCAGCAGCAACTGGGGTGCCAGCTCCTTTAAGACCTATGTACCAAGTAGTTACTTGAGTTGTTGCGTGGAACTGTGTGTCAAGAATATGGTTTAAACCTACTGTAGTAATTAGGTTTTTCTTATTCTCTTCCCATTTGACGTTTCCGTCTTTGTCAAGACAAGTAACTTTCCAATAGTTAGCAAGCCCTATGTTTACATTTTCTAATGCCATTATTTACTCCTGTTATTATTCATCTGGGTCACTTATCTTTGTCCAAAGTGTATCCGTGTCTTCCGCTACATCGTTCCATAAGAAGGTGTTGTTACTTGAGGCAGAACCTGTCATACCCATAGTGCCACTCTCTTCAAAGTTTACGTTGTTCTTTATATTGCTTGTTCCTGCCAGAGTTCCACTGACTGGAAGCTGTGCTGTCTGACTGTTTGTTACTGCACTAGTACCTTCTAGTGTAGCTGTTGATGGCATAACGTGTGCTGTTGTGCCAGACATTCCATAGTTACCGCCCATAGACAAAGACCTAGGGAATATTGTATCTTCCAGACCACTCTTAGATAATATAGTCTGTGTCATATTAGCTGTTACTTGGTATGTGCTGTTATCCCATATGTAGGAATTGCTAGACCAAGTTGACGTATCTGCTGCCCAAGTGCTAGAAGCCATTAGTTTCTACCCTCAACACCAGAGTATATATTTCTTACTCTCATTGCAGAACCAGAGTGTCTATCCCTTTGGTCTTGCTGTTGTAATTTGTTTATTGCATTGCTATATCCATTTAGCCATACAGGTATGCGTTCATCGTTCTTTATAAAAGGCTCTGCTTCCATAAGAGCACCGTACAGTAAAACGTCTGGTGCATTTGCAGTTAGCCAGTTGCTTGTTACAGTACCAGCAGAACCATCTCCTAATGGAGTAAATTTCTCGTAGAAAGCCATTTCTACTTGGTAGGCTGAGTCAGGTATAGGTGCTAGCTGAATCTCGTCTCCAATCAAAGTATAGGCTCTTGGCTTACCCGTTGTGGTACTGCCATATAATCTATCTAGCATCTCTGGTGTAATATACTCAAGAGGTGTAGTTGGGTTTGTGTTTAGCTGTATGTTACGCATTTGAATGTAACCACCCGGCAGTTGAAAATACTGTTGGTCTGCTGTAGTGTACATTGTACTTCTTACTTCCATAGGGCGAATGCGTAGCTCCCTATTTATCCTAGCTTCTGCTAGTGCAATAAAGTCTGGTATTCTTGCGGTCAAGTCTGACCTATCTAACCAGTCTGCTATTGCATCTTTTAATTCTGTATATGTACCTAATGCCATTATACTTTTCCTTTAGTAGTTCTCCAAGGAGCGTTGTCTGGGTGGTTTAACCACTCTTTCATTTTTTCTTGGTTTCCCCACACACCTTCCCTCATCATTTTTTCTACTACAATCAGGGGTATTCTTGCAACTCGGTGTGAAAACTGTGAGTCACCTTTGTATTTGTTTCTTGTGCCAGCAGTAAACTTATCTTGTTTATTAAAGTCAGCTACTTTCTTGACTGCCTTATCGTTTTGTCCACTAGCGACAGTAAGGCTTCCGTCTAAATTTGTTATTATTTTTGTATCAATTGCCATAATGTAAACCACCCCAGTTGCCTAGGGTGGTAGTTGGTTATATTAACCAGTAGTGTATCTAATCTTACCGTTAGCAGCTTCGTTGCCACAACGTAGACCGTACTCAACTAGAAGCATCTTCTTGTCTGAGTCACCTTCTTTAGCGATGTCCACAGTTTGGAAATCACGAAGGTAATCAACTGACCACATGTCGTGGTCTAAGAAGTATATAACGTCTTGGTCGCAGTATCTATCCAAGTGAATGTTGAATGTACCAAAGTCCGATACATATACATCTACTGCATTGTAGATTGACATATTGTCATCTGATACTGAACGTACTGCATCAGCACGACCTGACATAGCTGTTACTAACTTCTTGTTAGTAGCACCAAGTAGCATAGTTGAAGGCTCTCCACCAGCATTCCAAGTAGCTTCAGCTACTGCAATGATGTCGTCCTCAACAACCGCAGCGTTAGTACCAGAAGTACCAGCATCAGTTACGTTAGTTGTAATCCAGTTAGCAGCTCCACGAGTCTCACGAGCTGTAGTTGCGTTACCCGCAGCAGCAGCGTTGTCAGCTAGAAGTGAAGTCTCCATGTCACGCTTAAGCTCCTTAGAAGCTTTAGCGAGTTGGTGAGCCATCTCAGATTTTTTACCAGCGTTGTTTACAGTTTCGTGCGTACCAGTAACTTCAACAACTTTCTTACTGATTTGAGTGTAGTTACCCAAACGAGTAGTAGCAGTTGTTGCAGCAGTACCAGCAGCTGCACCCTCCACATGATAGTTAGTTCCAGAAGCAGCAGCTAATGCATCAGTTTGCCACTCAAAGTAAGTGTTAGCAACTGAGCCTTTACCTGCAATACTCGATAGGAAGGGAGTATCAGTAGGAGAGATGTCGTAGATTACATCAGACAAATCCTCACGGATTGCTGTTGCATCATAAGTTTTGAATTGCGTAGGCATTTCATTTCTCCATATTAAAGCATATCATAAAATAAAGAAGCGGCATCATCTTGTTTACCTGACTTCTTTAACCGAGCACGCTTTTCTTTGGCTTTTTCAGCAGCTACATCTTCCTTTGAATTTCCTCTTCCAGACTTTTGTACTTTGGGTACTTTTTTGACTGCCTTCTTTTTAGGAGCAACCTTTGTTGTTAGTTTATCGTATTCCATAGCTTTCTTAATAACAAGAATACTACGGTGGTCTGCTAACTGGTTAATCTCTTCAGGCCTAAATCCTACTGAAGAAGCATACTCTTGTATGTCTTTTCTTATAGTAGATTTATTATCACCCCACTCAGGTAAAGCATTAATTAATCTAGTATATTCTTGTTGAACAAAATGTGCTCTTGCTTGTTGAGCCTGTCTAGCTTGTTCTTGTTGAACAGCTTGTTGTTCAGCTACTATATTATTAACTCTTTCCTGTGCATCTCTGTACTCATCTTTCTTTATCATGTATTGATAAGGGTCTTCTGCTTTTAATGCTTCCCAATCAACACTATCAAAGTCTTTCAGTTTGGCTGCCTGTTGCTCTTGCAACATTTGTAGGCCATTTGCGTACATTTGCCTCTCTTGCTCTAGTTGCATACGCTCGGACTGGATTTGTTCCGTCTCCTTACGCTGCTCGGCTAGTGCCTGAGACTTACGAGTATAGTCAGCTTGCCTTTGGTATCCGTTCTTAAGCTCATCAATACCAACCTCAAATTCTTCTCCGTCTACCTTAATGGTATACTTTAAATCTTCTTCGGCTACTATTTCAGTTTCTTCTTCAGCTTCTTCTTCGTCTACCTCTTCCTCGGTTTCTTCTTCAGCTTGTCCCTCTTCTTCGGGGGCTTTTTCTTCTACCTCTTCAGCTTCCTCTGTGTCCTCTACCACTTCCTCGTCAACAGTGGCTTCGGTTTCCTCGTTTGCGGTTTGCTCTTCTGAGTCCCACATACTTAGGATTTGGTTTGCAGCTTCTTCTGCTGAACCTGCTTGTGTTCTTTCAAATCTACCTTCTTGGGTGTTCTCTACAGAATCCATCGGTCTTTCTCCTCTATTGTGTTAAAAATTTTTCTTGCTCCCTTTCAGCAAGTTTGCCTGTTTCAAGTACAGAAGTTATATGTTGATTAACTAACTCCAGTGCCTTGATTGTTATGTATAACCTATCTCTTTCTACTTCCTCGGCAACTTTAGTATCAAGTAAGTATTGTATTAATGCTTCCTTGACTGTAGATAGAGCCTCTATATAAAGAGGATGTTCTAAAATCTGTTTAGCTTGGTCTGCCCTTGCTAATTCTTCTCCCTTGTTCCCCATTTAGTCTCCTATTTTAACAGCTCGTTCTTGTTCTCTCTCTAATACAAGTTCTTGTTGTTTAAGTGCAAGCTCTGCTTTTTTAATTTCAAGTTCTTGTGCTTTAATTTGCATTTCTACTTTAGCTTCTTGTGCTTTTAGTTCAAGATTTTGCTGTGCTATTTCAGCATCTATTTGCATTTCTTGTTGTCTTAGTGCAGACTCTTGCTGTATTTTTTGTAGTTTGACTTTTATTTCTTCAGCTTTAAGCTGTGCTTCCATTTGCTTAGCTTGCTCTTCTGGACTAGGTCCTTGTTGTTGTGGTACATCTGCTTCACCCGGGTCTTGTATAAAATCATCTACATTCTTCATACCCATAGCTTTTATTTGCTCGGCTACTAGATTATATACATGCTTTGGTTTAAGTAACATGCCTGCTGCTGGGTGTTGTGCAATCATCTGTATTGTTTGCGACAACCTACCTAAGTGCATCAGGTTCATATCTTTGTTACCAAACCCTAGACCTACTTGTGCTACACAATCTACTTTTTCTTTCCACTCGTGTGGGTATAGTGTAGTCCATTTGTTATTTAATCTAACTAATTTCTCAGGCTTTTCGTATTTCTGTACTAACATATAGACAGAGTTTGCTAGGTCTTTCATTCCTGTTTCAGCAAATACTCTAGCTATTAATTCAATCTTTTGCTGTGCAGCAGTCATAACTTGACCGACACCTGTAGCAGTTTGATGTGACTTTAACGCACCTTCAGATAAACCCATTGATTGTTTACTAACTCCTGTTCTTTCTTCTCTAATACTATCTAAGTATCCTAGCATGTTGAATGAGTTAGCATCTAGTTGTGGTGTTCCCAGTGGGTTAACAGCACCCGGTGTACGCACTCGTACAATACCACCCGGTCTAGAAGTCATTAGGTCATCTAAATTAGCTTGTCCTTCGACTACTTCATATCGCCCATTATTTGTTAGATACATATTGTCTAACAAGTTACGCATTAGTGTAGTCTTAATGAGTTGAAGGTCAGAGATTAAGTCGTATATACTCAGACCGTAAAACTTATGAGGCATTGGTATAGGTGTAAGGGAGGAGAAGGGAACACTATCCACAGCCTCATTATCTAAAAGTTCATCTCCAACCTTCGTTACTTTTCTTAGTTCAGCAATGCCATCATTATCAAAGTCTACACGCATGTAGCATTCTGTAACCCAAATTCCATCATCAATGTCACCCTCTGGTGCATTGTCTTGTTCGTGTGAGAATCTAGAAAGTCTTTCGGCTTTGTGGTCAGCTTCGTCATTACTAAATACATTCTCTATTTTACTTTTAGGGTATCCTTGTTGTATTAACTCAGACTTAGTTTTCTTTACCCTGTGTCCTACAAAACGAGCATCCTCTATTGTCTTGGCATACTTGTTTATTAAAAATTCTTCCGGTGGTACAACTTCTATACGAACTTGTCCATCTTCATATGTTCTATTGACAACAACATCGTGTGTTACAGCCTGTGGTGCAAGAGCTGTTTCATCCATGTTCTCTTCACCGCCATTAGCTGTGTGTTCTTTTACCTCGACATTGTCATCCATTAAAAGAGCAGTAAACTCTTCTTCAGTAAGATTTTTATATTCTTCTCTTAATGTCTCACTACTGTCATCCCAATAGTGTTTAACTATACCGTTCTTTTGTAGCAGTGCATCTTTGAACCATTGGTATATAGTTTGAAATCCGGGGTTCTGTCTCATGATTACATAATTAACATAATCAGTAGACTGCTTTGCCATCTCTACATCTTCTGGGCCTTGTGGTTCAAATTGTACTACCTTATCGCCTGAAGTAAATATTTTCATCAGGCTTGGCATAATCCATTCGATTACATCAGCTACATCTCTTGTGACAATCTGTGAGCGACCTTCTTGCTCGTTACCATACTTTTTACCATAGTAACGGTCTAGTGCATCAGAGCGTTGCTCTGTGAGCTTTCCGTCTTTGTAACCTAAAGCAGATTGTATTTCTTGCTCTAGGTGAGCAGATAGCTCCCTTTTTGTCATTTTTGCCATATATTATTTACCTTTGTTTGCTGGTTCTTTTACCGGTTTTGCCGGTGGTTGTGACATACTAACTGCTTTCATAATATGTTTGATGTCTCGAACCTCTTGCAATATTTCTAATATTTTATTTTCTAACCATTTTGGATTCATACCTTCTCCTTATACTATCCAACTTAAATCTGTCTTAGGGAGTTCCCTTCCCCAGACACTATCATTACCTGTAAACACTACATCTGTTACACATAAGTAGCGAAACGCATCACTAGCGTGTGAAGTCCAATCGTGGACTGGTCTTTGTGACCAAATCTTTTTCTTGTCATCATAACTACTTCTATATTGTAGTAATGCTTCTAAACCTTTCTTGGTTTTTTCTTCATCAAACCAGCATTTATTTAAGTAAGTTCTGGTAGTGTCTATACCATCCATAACCTTTAACTTTGGTGCTACTTGAAAGTCAATGCCTAGGTCAAATGCTAGGTCTCGTCTTGACTTACCAGTAGAAAATTCTCGTACTACAATATCGTGCGGTGCTATGTGTGCACCATACCTGTAGCCTTTTGCTTTAAGTACATCTATATAGTATGGCAATCCTTCGTTTGAACCTTCAAAATAATCTATAATATGTACTGCTTTACCTACAAACTGGCAGAACCAAATTGAGGTTGCATCACTTACCCCTAAGTCCCAGCTTGTTACTACTTGTTTAGACGGGTCATAAGGGACTTTCCCCACTCTGTCTTCTTCATAAGCAGTTTCAATCTCTTTAGCATAATACGCACCTCTAAGTGCAGCAGACCAAGAACACTCGTATTCTTGTTCAAATTCAGTCTCTGCCATATCTTGTTTCGCAAGTTCCAGTTCTTCATTATCTAGTATTCCTGTTTCACTCGCCTTGTATAAGAATCTAGCCCATCCCTTCTTCTCTGGGGCAGAGTGGTATATATCATAAAATTCGTTCTTGCCTTTAGGTGTGCCAATAAATATTGCATACCCCTTTCTATCACTTAGTGCCGGCCTTATAACCTCAGAGAACATCTTAGGGTTCATCTGAGCGTACTCATCAAGCACCACCCCATCTAAATAAATTCCCCTGAGAGTGTCGTAATTGTCTGCACCGTATAGCTGTATCCTCGCTCCCATAAAGTCGGCTCTTAGTTCTGCCTCGTTAAACTTTACTTCAGGAAATACAGCACATAGTCTTTTAAGTTCATCCCATGCTACTGTCTTTGCCTGCTTAAACAGTGGTGCTATGTATGCATAGCGTGGTGCTCTTTTACCAGCTTGTATATCTTCTACAGAACTTTTAATTAACTGATTAATTGCAAATACAGTCTTACCAAACCTTCTGTGACATACAACTACATTAAATCTATCTAGATTAGTATGTAAGTGTTTCTGTAAATCCCTAGGTGTATAGGGAATTACAATAGATTTCCTCTCCTCTTGCATAAATACTAGTGTACTTTGCTATCCTTGTTCCTTAATATTTGATTTGCATCCGCAATGTCAGCTTCATCGCTGGCCCATTGTATGTCAAACTGTCTATCTTCTACAACAACGTGGTGTTTCGGAGACCATCCGGCCTGAGTCTTTAACCAAAACGTAGTCATGCTAGGAGATTCACCTGAAACTGCCATTTCATAGGCAACTCCGGCAACCCTTGCGGTACGCTTTTCTTTTCCTACAGATAAATTGTGTGCATAATATTTATTTAGGGTGGCATTAGAAATACCCATAATCTTGGCTATAGTATGCTGGTCTAAACCTATACAAACCATTTCTTCTACCTTAGAATAATCGTCATCTGTAGGTTTATATATTTGTCCACGTTTAATTCTAGATTTTTTACCTCCAGCTTTCTTAGATTCTGCACTAAGTCCACCAGTAGGTCGGCCTTTCTTACGCTCAATCTTAATTACAGCATCTGCTGGTACTATACCTTTAGATGATGCTACTGCATAGCGTAGTTCTTCTTCTAATTCTTTTTCTATTTCTTTGATTTCCTTTTCGGAGTCAGCAGAAATTGTTCCTTTATTTGCCATATACTAATATTATACCATAAAATTGCTTATGCTATTCCTAGAATATATACAAAGTGATTCATTTAATTTATATCAACAATGATGATGGGTTCAATGTAACTTTATATGTTTGGTTCTAGGTATAGTAGCTTAGTTAACTTAAAATATAAGCAATATTATACCATAAATTTCTTAGTTTGTGTAAGTATTTTATTCATTGTGCCCGAATTCGGGGAGTTTGTGCGGGGAAATTACTCAAAAAATAATAATTTTACATGGAGGTTAGATTCTGTGTGTGGGCACACGCACGATTTGGGTGGGGGGCTTCGACCTTTCGGGGTTTTTCCAAATGAGAATGACTATCATTTGCATTCTTACTTGCGACTGACTCGCAAATGCGAATAATTACCATCTACGCTTAATGCGAATGGTTCTCATCTAGGAATAATTCTTAATTGCGAATGGTTCTCAGTAGCATATAATAGATGTTCTCATTAATATATTTATATGCAATAGTTTTAAATTAATTGAAGAAAGTGCTTGACTTTTATAGCAAGGTGTGTATTATGTAAGGTATTAAATGCGTGTGTTTTCCTGTCCATGTGTTGCTCTTTAAAAATCTGGTTAGCGTTACAAGTGGGGCAATAAATCCTAGCTTGTACTTAGTTTAAAAGTTGTAAGGCATACATGTTTTATGCGTGTGCCTTATTGCGTTTAAACTAGCAAGGAGATACCAAATGGAGAAGAAAACTTTCCACATAGGCTTTGACATCATTACCAATATGTGGGAACATGTCGAAGCATTTACAGAGAAAGAGGCAGAGATGATTCTTATCAAACAAGCCTCGGATGAATATCATGTTCCCGAATCTCAAATACTGATACATTGTATTGATGAGGACTAGCTAAAAAACTTGGGGCATTCGTCAAGAGTGCCTCAACTCTTTTAACTAGCAAGGAGATACAAAAATGAGACAATATCCAATATGGAATATAATTAAAAGTTGTGCTTATAAGTCTGATAAATCCTACGGGGTAAAAGCAGATGGAGTTGTTAAAGTAAGAGTGGGAACAAGTAGCGTAAACTCCCACCCCTTTCTAACACACAGGACAACTTGTAAAACTTACGATAACAGCATGAAAGAGTTTAGATTTTATGTTGATGATAAGATTATTAAACGAAAGTTTATTCATAAAGGTTATGAAATTTCAACGAGAAAGGCTAATCTTTTACTAGCTGAGTTGTAAAAACTTTGGGCAGTATCGAGGGCTACTGTCCAAACTCTTTATAACTAAGGAGAAAGAAAAATGGAAAGATGTATTAATGAGGTTGAATATTTTATTGATACGGGCATTGATTATAAGCCTGTATTAACTAAATGTGGATACACTAATCCTTATGGTAGGATTGCAATTTGTGATGATTGCGAGAACGATAAGGAAAAGATGAGAAGTATTAGAAACCATGAGGCAAATGTCAAGGCAGATAATGATTGGTTAGCTTCAGCAGGATATGGAGAAATATAATGAGAAAGAATAAAAGAGTGTGGTTAAGA